ATGAAGGCCTTCGACGAGATCACCCAGTTCACCGAGAGCCAGTACCGCTACATCATCGGCTGGTTGCGCGATGCCAGGGGCCGGCGCTGCCGGGTCGTTGCAACAGGCAACCCGCCGACCTTGGCCGAGGGCATGTGGGTGGTCAGGTACTGGGCGCCATGGCTCGACAAAAGCCACCCAAAGCCTGCGGCTTCTGGCGAACTCCGATGGTTCACCACCATCGGCGGCGAGGACCGCGAGGTCGACGCCTGTTATGTCGGGCCGAAGGGCGAACGTCCGAGGTCGAGAACCTTCATTCGCTCGATGCTGGAAGACAATCCGGAGCTGATGGCGACGGGTTATGCCGCCCAGCTCGAAAGCCTGCCCGACGAGATCCGCGAGCGGCTGCGCTACGGCTCGTTCGAGGCAGGCGGCAAGGACGATCCCTGGCAGGTGATCCCGACCGGCTGGATCAGGCAGGCGCAGGCGCGGTGGCTCGCCACTCCGCCCGACCTGCCGATGACGGCAGTGGCCGCCGACATCGCACAGGGCGGATCCGACAAGACGCAGATCCAGAGCCGGCGCGAGTGGTGGTATTCGCCTTTTGCCAGCTACAAGGGCAGCGAAACGCCCGACGGGCCGACGGCAGCCGGGCTGATCGTCCGGCAGATGCGCGACCGTTGTCGTGTGGTGGTCGATGCCGGCGGCGGTTACGGCGGCGACACGCTGACCCAGCTTGCCCATGCCGATGTCGACTGTTTCGGCTTCAAGGGCGGCAGCGGCTCGACCGCTTCGACACGCGACGGCCTGTATGGTTTTGCCAATCTCCGGGCCCAGGCCGTCTGGCAGTTTCGCGAACAGCTCGACCCGGCCTATGGCGCGCGCATCGCCTTGCCGCCCGATGCCGAGCTGGAAGTCGATCTCGCCGCCTATCGCTATGAAATCCGTGCCGGCGGCGGCGGCGAGGACATCCTTGTCCTGCCCAAGGATGTCATGCGCGAACAGCTCGGCCGCTCCCCCGACAAGGGCGACACCACGATCATGCTGTCGGCGTCTGCCATCAGCGGGCTGAAGCGCCCGAAGGCCGCGCAGGAGCGGCGCGAACAATCGAGGCTGCGGCTTCAATCCGTGACGTCAAACAGTGCCTTGAAGGCCAAACTGCGAGGAAAACGCCGATGAGTGGACTTTTCGGAAAGAAACAGCCGATGCCGGAGCCGGAGCCGCCGGCAACGATGCCCGACCCGGAAGATCCCTTGGCCAAGCGCCAGCGCAGCCGGACGCGCTCGCTGGCCCCGGCGGCCAAAAGCAGCGCCGCCACCGACCGCCTGGCCCAGGTTCCGGGTACGATCGGGCGTGAGTTCTCGCGCGGAACGCTCGGAGCGAGCTGATGAGCGACCAGGCAGGCCGCGACCTGATGGCGATCGATGCGCGCCTCTTTTCCGCCAAGGGCGCGCTCGACAGCCTGTATCAGGAAATCGCCGAATTCCTGTTCCCCGAGCGCGCCGACTTCACGACGGAAATCGTGCTCGGCCAGGAGTTCGCCGCGCATCTGACCGATGCCACGCCCGTGCTGATGCGGCGCGAGCTTGGCGACCAGATCGGCTCGATGGTGCGGCCCGATGGGCGGCAATGGTTCAAGGCGGCGGCCTCCAACAAGCGCATCGGCCGTGACCGCGATGCTGCGTCCTTCCTCGAATTCATGACAGACGTCAACAGCGCCATCCTGAATTCGCGCGACAGCGGCTTTCGCCGCGCCGCCCAGCAGGTCGAGCATGACTTCGCCGCCTTCGGCATGGGCTGGCTGCAGGTCAGCTACAACAGGAACCGCGACAACCTCATCTACCGCTGCCACCATCCCAAAAGCATGGCGGGGCAGGAGGGGCCCGACGGCCAGGTCAACCATGTCCACCGCAAATGCGACATGACCGCTGCCGCCATGGCCCATCTGTTCGGTGAGGCGAGGCTGCCGCAACAGGTGAAGAACGCGCTGCGCGACAAGGACACCAGGTCGACCTTCAAGGTCCGCCACATCTTCATCCCGCTGGAGCTCTACGAGCCGCGCCGCAAATTCCCCAAGGGGGCGAAGTGGGCGGATGTCTATGTCAGCGAAGACGGCACCATCCTGCAGGAACTGCCGGCCTTCACCTTCGATTATGTCGTGCCGCGCTGGTGGCTGTTGTCGGGCAAGTTCTACGCGGTGTCGACGGCGGCCTCGATCGGCCTGACCGAAAGCCGCATGCTGCAACGCATGAAGATGACCATCATCGAGGCCGGCGAAAAGCAGGTCGACCCGCCGCTGGTCGCCACCCAGGATGCGCTTTTGTCGCCGGTCGATCTCGGCGCCAACGGCATCACCTTCATCGACAGCCAGTATGACGAACGCCTGGGGGCGGCACTGCGCGTGCTCGACCTGGGCAAGAATGTCGGCCTCGGCATCGACCTGATCAACGACCAGCGCAACCAGCTCGGTGATGCCTTCTTCCTGAGCAAGCTGCAGCCGATCGCCCAGGCCGACAAGACGATGACGGCTTACGAGGCAGCGCAGCGCGTCCAGGAATGGATCCGCAACGCCATGCCGCTGTTCGGCCCGATCGAACATGAATGGACAGGTGCGGTTCTCGACCTGACCACGGAAAAGGTGATGCGGGCCGGCGGTTATGGCCCGGTGGACCGCAACGGCGTGCCCTTGGACATGCCCGACATCCTGCTCGGCCAGACCATCCAGTACGAGTTCAACAATGCGCTGAAGGAAGCGCGCGACCGGCAGGTGCTCAACGCCTTCCAGGAAAGTGCCGCCATCCTGCAGGCAGGTGTGTCGCTCGATCCGTCGCTTGCCGGCGAGGTCGATGCCCGCACCATGTTTCGCGACGCCTTTGCCGCGATCCCGAACAGCCGCGCCGACTGGCTGCTCGATGCCGAGCAGGCGGCGGCCAATCTCAAGCAGAGCCAGCAGGCCATGGCCGAACAGCAGCAGATGCAGCAGGTCGGCACTGGCGCCGCTGTCGCCACCCAGGTCGGTGATGCCGCGCAGTCGATCCGGGCGGCACTCGGACAATGAGCCAGAAGCCCTATCGCCCCTGGCACCCGGTCACGGTGCGCCCTGACAACGAGATGCCGCGCAGCGATCTGGAAATCCGCAAGGCCGATTGCGCAGCGCTCCAGGCGCTGGCCGCCGGCATTGCCAATGAGGAGCAGCAGAAGCGGGCGCTGGGCGCGGTGCTGCATATTTGCGGCCTGCATCAACCCTCCTGGATGCCGTCGGAGCATGGCGGCGAGCGCGACAGTTCTTTTGCCGCCGGCAAGCAGCATGTCGGCTTCCAGATCCGGAAGCTGATTTCCCATTCCCTTTCCATTTTGACAGGTGAGAGCAATGACCGACCAGCCCATGACCGACGCACAGGCAAACCAGCCGACGACCGCAACGCCGACCGCGCCAGACAATAGCCCGGCGCCGGTGTCGCATTCGCCGGGTTCGACGTCGCCGGCGCCAAATTCGCCGCTACCTGGCGCCGACGCGGCACTGCAGTCGTTCCGCGAACAGCTGGCCGGCGGCGATGCCGCGATGATGAAGCAGCTCGAGCGCTACAGGTCGACCGACGAGATTTCGAAGGCCTTCCGCGAGGGCTACAGGAATGCCAAGAATGGCGGCCGGCAGGTCGAACTGACCGAGAAGTCGACGCCGGAAGACGTCAAGGCCTATCGCGCCGCCAACGGCATCCCGGAAGATGCCGCCCAATATCCCGGCGCGTTCCGCGAGGGTTTCGAGGTCACCGACGCCGACAGGGCGATCCTCTCCGACTTCAAGGCGGCGATGCATGAGCGCCACGTGCCGCCGAAGGTGGCAGCCGCAGCGCTTGACTGGTACCAGGATTTCGCCGCCACCCAGGCCCAGGAGCTGAATGCCCAGCTGGCCAAGGTCGCCGGCGACACGCAGAAGACCCTGCGCAGCGAATGGGGCGGCGACTATGACGGCCAGATCGGCGCCGCCCAGGAGCTGATGCGGGCGCATCTCGGCGACGACGGTTTCGGCCAGATGATGGGCCTGCGCCTGATGGATGGCTCGCGCCTGCAGGACAATCTCGGCTTCGTCAAGATGATGGCGACCATCGGCGCCGACTATTACGGCTCGACGGCGATCCTCACCGGCGACATCGAGGCGACCGGCAAGACGCTCGAAGCCCAGCAGCAGGAGCTCCTGGCGCTGCGCGTCTCCGACCCGGAGAAATACAAGAGCGACGCCGTCCAGGGCAAGCTGACCAGGATCTATGCCCAGCTCGACAAGATCAACGCTCGCAAGTGATCCGGGTGGCCTCGGATCAGGGCATTTCAGCCCTTCTTCTTCGGGAAAAGCGTTTCGGTTGCGCTGCCATTGGCCCAGGTGCCAACCAATGTCCCATCATTCTGGACCTCATAAATCACCGGATCGGCGCTGCCCCAATCTACAGTGATCGTCCGTCCTTCGAGGCTCCCAGTCCCCTCATAGATGCCGCCGACCGACCAATCGAACTGAAACTTGTTGCCTTCGATCCGGGTGATACGGCACGTTCCGGAATAGCGGCTGCCGCCGGGATTGGTGCCTTGAGCGTCGTACAGCCCTTCAAGCGAGGTTGCGAGAATGTCATGAAGCGGCTCTTTCTTGGCTTCTACGGGTTGCCTTGTCGCTGCAGCCTCTTCAATTAGATCTTCGCCATATTCAATTGAATCGACGCTATCATCAATAATATCCAGTACAAAATTGATACCATCTGGTTTATGAAATTCTTTTCCAACAAAATTTATGTATAATGGAATTGTATCAAGAAAATTATTCCACAGATTGACGATGATTGGCCTTTTCCCATATTCGGCAACTTGTATCAGCGTGAAAAACTCGTCCCCGTCGAGTTCAAATGAGTCGAGAATGAAGGTGTGAATGCGGCAATCGGCCTGGGCCTGCGCTCGGTCATTACCTTCGCTGACCGGCGTCAGATCACTGCCCAATTCCTTCAGTCTTTTCAGATCCAGCTCGGCAAACTGTCTCAGATACGCAAAATCGTCTGCCGTGAGGTGTTCGGAACTGCTCGACAGCATGGTCGAAAATGGAGGTGGAACCCCCATCTCCAGAAGGTCCCTTTCGTTTTTGAGTGATTTCGACGCGCTGTCTAGAAGTGTCAGTATGTTGTCGGTAATCGCTATCTGCTGCCTGATGATTTCGCGTCGCTTGCTGATGGACGCCAATTTTGTCCACAAGCAAAGTCTTTTGACAAAATCAGCTGTCGTCATGAGGTGTATTGAGGCGCTGACATCCTTAACCCCGATCTCACTGCCCGATACTTTCAGAGTAAACTCAAGGTCTCGTCTGAATTTATCTGCAGTTTCCTGCACCACGCTCTTTCGCTTGGGGTCAGGATGTTGCCAGGGCGGGTTGGGATTGACGGCCGCCCCTATGGATGCCTCGGCCAAGAAATTATGCTCTATGAATCGCGCGGCCTGTAATTCAGCATCGGCAGACGAAATGTCGAAAAGCAGCTTATCTCGTGAATTTTTCAGAAAGTCTTCAACGTAATTTTGAATTTCTCTCGTTTCAGATCGAGCAATGTCAATGCTCATCAGCGAAGCAAAGCTGAAAACTAGAGCTGCATATATGGAAACGACAGCGATCCGAACGTATGATTGTTTGGCATTCGATCCGATCGGGGGCATCGGGGTGGCCCTCCAAGGCCACATAGGTCGCAGTGGCGCGTGCGCGCCGGACATGATCCGTTAGAGGCAACTTTCGATCAATTCACCAGTTAGCACTACATCCGATGGGCTGGACCTGGCGGCAGGGCAGTGCTGACATTGCCGAAGCCATCATGCTTGGGTGATGGACCGCGGAAAGCCGGTTCTCCCGCTGCACGACAGGAATTGCGCTCCTGATGGACTTGCGCTCTCTCTCTCTGATTAAGCAATTCCGGACGGAAATGTGCTTCGCACTTTTCCTGGAATTGCTTCCGCGGCACCCCGGCAACGGCCCCGCAAAACGCTCCAACAAGAAAAGCTGATGTGACGCCCCGCGACGGGGTGAGTAGCGGCCCCGTGCCTAGGCACGGCATCCCGCGAAAGCCCTGCCTGCTGCACCCCGATCACGGCTGAAAGACCCTCCAATCATCAACAAAGGAAATTCGAGATGCCTTATGCCATCACGAAAACCCAGTACCGGGATGAGTGGGTCGTCGCCTTTCAGCGCGGCGAAACCTACCTCAAGGACTGCGTCACCAAGGAACTCATGATCAGCGGCCTGACCGCCTCGTTCGCGCTCCAGGGCGCGGCGGGCCGCATGACCAGGCGCGGCACGAACGGTCTCATCCCGTCGCGCAACCGCACCGACAGCCAGCCGACGATCACGCTGGAAGAAAAGCACACCAAGGAAACCCGTCCCGGCTTCGACGTGTTCACCGCGGCTGCCAACCTGCGTGAAGCGATGCAGAACGCCAGTGCGCTGACTGCCTCCCGCGAAATCGACATGACCATCATCGAGGCGCTGTCGACCGCCACCAACGCCTATGCCGGCGGTGCGGCCCAGACCCTGACCTACGGCAAGACGGTCGACGCCTTGTCCGACCTGTTCGAGCTCGACGTCATGGCCGGCAACGAGATCACCTGCCTGTGGACGCCGAAAGCCTGGGCCCGCCTGCTCACCTTCCAGGAGTTCAAGTCGGCCGACTATATCGACGCCAAGCCGCTCGTCGGCCTGACGCTCGACCGGCCGAAGCTCTGGCTCGGCGCCAAGCACATCATGCACACCGGCCTGCCGGGCATGGGCACGGCGAGCGCGTCCAACTTCATCTTCGCCAAGCCGGCCGTGGGTCACGCCATCGCCGGCGACGTGAAGGTCGATGCCGGCTTCAACGGCGAGGACGACTACTCCTACGACCGTGCCACGATCTACGACGGCAGCACCATCCTGCAGCAGGCCGGCGTGATCAAGGTCGTCACCGACGACACCGCTGCATTCTCCTGAGGAGGCTTGGAAATGGCTTATGAAACGAACGGCTTCAAGCTCCTGACCGATGGTCTTTCCGGCGCCAGCACCATGAAGACGTGGCTGCTGGATTCGGTCGACGCCATCGCGACGGTCAACACCTCCAACTATGTCAGCGACGGCCACGCCAGGGGCGCCCGCCAGGGTGACATCGTCATCGTGCGCACGCGCACGACCACGCTGGCCGGCCCGGTGACGGCGATCCACCATTGCTGGGTGATCGACGAGAAGACCGGCAGCGACGGTCGCGGCATCGACCTGACCGACGGCCTCGCCATCACCGCGACCGACACCGATTGACTCGAAGCGACTGGGGGAGGCCTGCGGGCCTCCCTTTCCCTTTCATTTCCCTTTGATCCCAGGTGAAAAAAATGACTGAAGTCACCAAGCTTGCTGGGCATCGCTTCGCCCAGGCCGACTACGCCATCGGCCGTTATGCAGCGACAGTGCCGTCGGACACCACGCTCGCCGACGTCACTCACCCCGAATTCTTTGCCAACCACCTCACGGTGTTCCGGCGCGGCATGACCATCGACATCGTTTCGGACGATTTCGGCCTCGACTGCACGCTGCGTGTGCTCGCCGTCACCAAGACCACGGCGGTTGTGCGCGTGATCAGGCTGTTCGACGAGGACAGCGCCCCCAGGGCGACCGCCACCGAGGTCAGCCCGGCCGAGGTCAGCTTCGGCGGCCCGCACCACAAATGGCGTTTCCTGCATGGCGGCAACGTCATCCAGACCGGTTTCGACACCAGGGACGCGGCTGAAAAAGCAGCCGACCGGTATGTCCAGCAGATGAAGGGCTGACAATGCCATGGCGACAAAGCTCGAGATCTGGAAGCAGGCGCTGGTTCACCTGGAAAAGGCCGCCATCACAACCCTCACCGACGATGTCGAAGCCACCTATGTCTTCGCCAACGCCTGGGGCGGTGCTGTCGAGGAAGCCTTCAATTCGGGCGACTGGAACTTTGCCAAGGCCTCCATTGCCTTGTCGCCCAACGCGGCCGCAACACCAGCCCTGGGCTGGGCCCATGCCTTCGACTACCCCCAGGGCTGGCTGCGCACGCTTGTTGTCTCGGACACATCAGACTTTGCGACCTTCCACGACTATGCCGATGAGGGCGGCCGGCTGCATGCCCAGACGCCGGCGCTTTATCTGCGCTTCATCAGCGATGTGAACGCCGCCGACGACAAGGTCGTGACCTGGCCGACGATGTTCTGGCGTTACGTCGCCCTCAAGCTCGCCTTCGACACCTGCGGCAAGCTGACCTCGGGCGATACGCTGGAAGAAAAGCTGCGCCAGCGCATGGAGCGTGCCCTGGTGCAGGCCAAGAACATCGATGCCCGCAACGAAAACAACAAGCTGATAGAGCCGGGCAGCTGGCTGCGCGCCCGGCGCAGCAGTGGTGTCGGCGGCCGTCATGACGGCGGCGCAACCCTCGTCGGCGGCCAGATCAGCTTTGGCGAGGGGGAGGTCTGATGCCGCGCGTTTCGGCCCCGGTCTATTCCCTGAACGGCGGCGAGATCGGCGAGGAAGCGCTGTCGCGCCTCGACCTCGAGCGCATGCAGTTCGCCTCGGCGCTGAGCTCGAACATCTTGCCGCGTGTCGTCGGCTCGATGACGCTGCGGCCCGGCCTCGAGCACATTGCCGACATCGATCTCGGTGATGTCCGGCTGCTCGAATATCGCAAGTTGACGCTGGCATATGTCGGCGGATCTGGCACGCTGGCCAACGGCGCAGCCCATTGGCTCATCTTCGAAAGGACGGGTGACGCCGGCGAGGTAACGTTGACTGGTACCCAGACGCTCAGCAACAAGACACTGACTAGCCCCATCATCAACGGAACCCTGAATGCACAGGGCGCTATCGTGGCCATCAACACGAGCGCGTCAGTAGGAGCAGCCCCTACGTTGGAACTCTACCGGGACGCCGTGATTACCGGGAACACCGGTATCATCCGCTTCCCAGGGAAGAACGCCGCCGGAACAAAGGTCAATTACGGCGACATCGTTGCGTCGATCATGAACAACGGGGTGGGGGTGGAATCCAGCGTACTGGATTTCCGCACCTATTGGGCCGGTGCTTATGCGGTCAAGTTCACCATCGGCTCCGGTTTCTGGATGAACGGTGCGGCCGGTGGCGACCCAGGCACAGGAAAGATCAATGCGACCGAACTGCAGCAGAACGGGGTGCCAGTCGCGACGGCTATCGCCACCTCGCAGGGAGTTGCCAAAGCCTGGGTGAACTTCAATGGCACCGGCACTGTCGCCATCAATGACAGTTTCAACGTGTCCTCGATCACCGACAACGGAGTTGGCAACTACACAGTCAACTTCGCAACAGCATTGGCCAATGCCAACTACGCCGCGGTTGGCATGGCCAGTGGCAACCTCAGGGATGTGAACTATAGCGGCGGCACTAAGACAACCACAGCACTTGGCATTGTGGTGGGCGAGTCGAACGTTGGTGGTGTTGACACCGCATATGTAGGCATCATTGTCATGGGAGACTGATCATGAACAATCGTATTATTTTCCCATCACTTAATGGTGGGGTGTGTGTACTTATCCCCGCTGGCAAGAGTGGCATTCCTATCGAAGAGATTGCCCGCAAGGACGTCCCTGCTGGCGTCCCGTATCGCATCATCAATGTGACCGATCTGCCCGAAGACCGCTCTGAGCGAGAGCTATGGTCGGCAGACTTCGCCAAACCAGACGGGCACGGGATCGGTTCTGAAGCATGGTTCGCAGAACAGGAGGCAGGGCAGTGAGCGTCATTACTATCCGACCGGCGCCACCACCAGCAATCGACGACTACAGGAAGGCGATCGAAACGCTCCTGGACGGTGAAGCCCGGACACGTAGCTATGACAGCGCGATATCAATCGCCACGTACATGGGTAGCACGAATGCCCAATGGGCCTTGGAGGCGGGGGCTTTTGTCGCTTGGCGAGACGCTATCTGGGCCTATGCTTACAGTGAACTCGAAAAGGCATCCAACGGCCAGCGTTCTCGGCCGGCCGTCTCGGAGTTCCTAGCCGAATTGCCGTTGATCAACTGGCCGGCCTAGGCCGCTTTCGGTACCACGCGTCCCATCGGGACCAAAGGCGATGCACGCGTTCATACCCTCGCAGCTTCATCAACCGATCGATATCCTTTTCTGCCTGCGTAAAGTTGTGCTCGATAGCAAATAGGCGGACGTCATAGTGCCCGAAATCAAAGCCAGCGAGGATATCGGGCTCGCTGCCTTCGGTGTCGATACTTATGAAATCGATCCGTTTCGGGGCGTTGTAGCGGGCAAGCAGGTCATTCAGACTGATAGTTGTCTGAGTCACCCTCGAATGGTTCGCGCGGCGAGGCGCATGGCTGTCCCCTCCTGCGTACTGCTGCATCGTGGACAACTCGGGTGCGTTTGGGACAAACAGCATCTCCACTTCAACGCCGGAAGTTTTCCCGACGGGCTGCATGCAGAGAGGAGATCTGCGCCGGCTGGTGATGCGTTCTTCCAGCGCCGGATTAGGCTCTGCCAAGATGCCAGACCAGCCTATCTGTTCAAGCATGAGGGTATTGGAATGGGCAACCCCATCATAAGCGCCGACCTCTACAAAGAATCCGTCAGTTCTATCTCCCACCTCCGACAGCGCCCAGAGGTCTTGCTGGAGTTGCGAATAGCTTTTGCGTTCCCCCTGGCCTCGGACGAACGCTGGTGGGAATGCTGATCTGATAAGGTTGCTTAATCGCATAGGGACCCCAGCGGAATAGACAGGGCAGCTTTAGACTATCGGCAGCCACTTTCAAACCGTCTTCGAAATTCGCAGCCTTCCCCGTATCCTGCGGGAACAACAGCACAGCCCCAAGCGCCGCTTTCGCTCGTATGATGCCGAACTGGGTGATAGCTGGGCAGCGCCTATAGCCGACAGTGTTCGCGTTTATTGTCAATTTGCCACGTGTCTTGTCGCAGTAAACCTCAGAGTTTCGTGGCCACTATTCCCAGATCGGGAAGGTTCGGATCGTTGGAGAAGTGGCGATCGATCTTAAATCCGAGTGCCTCAACCATCCTCAAGAAGTCTGTCACATCGTCGGTGATGTTGTAGTGGCCAATGTCGGGTGTCGGCCCGTGGTTCATCTCGGACCAGAACAGAAGCCTGCAGCCAGGGGCAGCATATCGGGCAATATTCGAGACGATAAAAGGCCATTTTGGAGAATGGTCGATGCAATTGCGGACGTAGATCAACCCGTCAATGGCACGTTCCATCTCCGCGATCGGCTTTGCCGCATCGGTGGAAAACAGTCGGCCACCCTCGAATACGTCGAAGCCAAAATGTCGACGCTGATACTCGACGATTTTCGCGCCCGTCGGCTCGATGATGTAGGGCGGGATGGTCGGAGCGAATCCGTAGATCATTGGGCCGCAACTGGGGCCGATCTCAAGGTTCTGACGGTCCCTGGCGTGAAGGCAGAGCGCATCGAATTCGGCCTCGTGCCCCTGAAAGAAGTAGCTCTTGAGGGTTGCGACGATGTGGGATCGGTCAGACTTGAGCGAGGTCAGGTAATCGCTAAATGCCTCGCCCTCCATCCATTGCCGAGTGAAGTTGAACTCATAGACCTGGGAGTTTTCCCAGGTTTTCGGCATGGGATTTTTGCCCCTCAGTAACTGTCGCAGGCTCGGCATTTCGAAAATCCCCATCAGGTAATGGCGACCTACCACTTCTTTTGTTCTTCGAAAAGCGAGTAGAACCACTTTCAAGCGTCTGCGAACTTAGCCTGAGTAGTCCGGACCTGCAGGAACGTAGGTAACATCCCACCATGGACCGCAACGCCGCGCGGGCGCTAACGCTCGTCCTGAAACATGAGGGGGCTGGTCGGATCATCCGGCCGATCCTGGCAGCGCCACCATGAAGGGGTGACGCTGGCGAACGTCCGCCGCGACGTGAGCCCGGGCGATCACCCATATCTGGTGGCGTTAGAGATCGAGCTCGATCTATCCGCACAAGCGGTCGGCGCGATTTGCGTTGCGGCCGGCAAGATCACCTCGGCGCCATGCATTCGCATTGCCTGCCACGTGCTCCGGCACCTGGCCTGGCGTGCGCATTCAACTGTGGCCGGAGCGGTCAGGCCGACTTGTGCCTGCCGCGAAATACCGACCAGGCAATCAGGCCGGCCCCGATCAGGCTTGCACCCCAGGCGATCAGCGCCGGCATCATCGGACTGCCGAAACATCCATAGAGGCCGATGTAATCCATCTGGTAGCAATGTCTGGCCGGGCTTTCGTTGTCAAAGCTGTAGGTTCGCGTGAACATTCCGTTGAAGAACAGGAACACGCCGGCGATGAGGATCACCCACTTCATTCAGCCCTCCCTCCCGTTGATGCTGGCAGATTGAACGACTTCATCATCAAAGGAAATCACCAGTGGCCGCAATCTACACCGGCGCTCGTCCTGAAACGTGAGGGGGGCTGATCGCACCGTGATCCGGATGCCATGGCTGCTAGCTAGTAGCCGGCCAGCCAGAAGAGCCGCTAGCCGCACCGAACGCCACGGCGATGTAGAACAGGTCAGTCCATTGCGGTCCTGGAACGTCGCTCAGATGGTCGACAGGTGCCATGTGCTCGACGCGTGAGCCCCCTGAGCCACGGAGATATAGAGCGCGTCTTTCAAGGTCATTGTCGCTGCGGGACGACTTCAGATCGGCCGTCATATTCGCCTCCCAAGAAGATTGCTTAACTCCTTGGACGGCTGACCGTTCCATGCCAGTGCGGGGCAGTCTGGCGCCTGGCCGCCCCCGGTGGAGGAAGAGGGATGGCCCCGCTCACTGCTGCGGGGCCCATCAGGACTACGCGGCGTCCGAGACGTCCGACATTTGGTCGAAAATGCCATCCGGAAGGCCGAGGGCTCGCGCAATGCGGTCCCGGTATCCCTTTTCGAAGCGATGTCCGGCCTCGATGCTTTCGACTTCATCAACCGTAAGCCCGCTTGTTACAGCGACGGCGCCGATCGAATAGCCCAAATATTGGCGGTAAGCCTGGATGGCGGGCGTTCCATTTGCAATTGCTGACAGAACTTGCGCCGGCAGCGCGAAGGGCGTTGCAATAGACATTTAGCCTCCAAATTTTGAGTACAGCGCTGGCGGTTGTTTGAAATGCGTCAGCGCTGATTGAGATGGCATGCCGGAAAAGCCGGCAACCGAAAGCGTCACTCCCGAAACGGTGAGAGGCGCAATCGCAATATGGTGCCTGGCCCCGAAGTGATCAAGCCATTCCGCCGATGTCAGATCGTCGGACGAACGCGACGTCGCGTCACCGCGCCTGCTGGCTGCTCAAACCAATCCCAACCGAAGGAATTTTTCATGGACCGCAATTTCGCGCGGGCGCTAACGCTCGTCCTGAAGCATGAAGGCGGCTGGTCGGATCATCCGGCCGATCCTGGCGGCGCCACCATGAAGGGGGTGACGCTGGCGAATTTCCGCCGCTACGTGAAGGCGGATGCAACCAAGGACGATCTGCGCGGGATCACCGACGCGCAGCTGGCCACCGTCTACCGGCGTTTCTACTGGGACGCCGTGCATGGCGCCGAGCTGCCCGACGGCGTCGATCATGCCGTCTTCGACTTCGCCGTGAACAGCGGGCCGGGCAGGGCGGCCAGATATCTGCAAGGCGTCGTCGGTGCCGTCCAGGACGGACGGATCGGCCCGGCGACGCTGAACGCTGTCAGCGCCATGATGCACGCCACCGTCATCAACGACCTGTGCGACAGGCGCATGGCCTTCCTGCGCGGCCTCGCCACCTGGCCGACATTCGGCAAGGGCTGGACGGCCCGTGTCTCCGCCGTTCGGTCGGCGGCGCTGAAGCTGGCCGTGCCCAACGCGCCTGAACACGCGCCGCCGTCACCCGCGCCGGTGGGGCACCCAGTGGACGTCAAGCAACCGACCGCCCCCACCAGGAGCGGCCTGGCTTCATTCCTGCAACTCATCACCAGGGCGATCGCCGCCTGGTTCATCAGAGGACACCGACCATGGCACCGATAATCCGCATCCTGCTGCGTTATGTCTCGCTTCCCCTGCTGGCGCTCGGCCTGATCCTGCCCGAGGAACAGCAGGCGCTCATCGCCGATCCGCAGCTTGTCGAATGGCTGGGCACCGGCCTTGGCCTCGTCGCCTCGATGGTCGCCGAGGGCTGGTACTGGGGCGCGCGCCGCTTCGGGTGGACGAAATGACCGATCGCGCCGTCCCATCAGGCCAGGCGCTGACTGTCGCAGGCTCTGTCCTGGGGCTGGCCGTTGCCGTCGTCATCCTGCTCGTAATGCATGCCACGCGGCAGCGCTGGGGAGGGGGCGGCTCATGACCGGCTTCCTGCTCTCCAACCCGACGCTTCTGGCGGTCATGGGCGGCCTTTTGGCCGCACTGGTCGCGTTCCTCAAAGGCAACAGCCGCGGCGCCCGCCGTGAGCGCGACCGGCAGGCCACGGCCGAGCAGAAGGCGAGGGACATCGCCTGCGAGGTGCAGTCGGACATTGGCGCCATGTCTCCCGACCAGCTGCGCGCCGAGCTCGCCAGAAGGACACGACAATGAGGGCGCGGCCGGAACGACACGACCATGAGGACACGGCAATGAGGACACGACAATGAAGCGCCGGCTGCTCGACCTGATCACCCGTATCCTGCTTCTGGTCGTCGTGCTGACGGGCGCTGCCGCCTGCACCGCCGCGCGCGGCAGCATCTGCCTGGGTCCAGACCTCCGCTATCGGCAACAGGTCTATGACGCCATGAACGAAGCCGAGGCAGCGCGCCACCTGGCCGCCCTCAAGCTGCGCGAACAGCTCTGCCCGAGGTCGAGATGATCACCCAGGCCACGCGTCTCACCATCAACGACGTGCTGCTGATCGGCTTCGGCCTGTCGATCGGCTGGCTGGCGGTGGCCGGCTGGCGGCGGGGGGCACCGACATGAACGAACGGAACACGGAAATCGACGGCGACCTGCGGTCCCGGCTGGTGGCGCTCGAGCATCAGGGCGCCAGCCGCGACCAGCGCCTGGCGGCACTCGAAGCCCGGCAGCGCCAGAGCGATATCGCCGAGGCACGCACGGACGAACAGTTCAAGCACATGGACATGCGGTTTTCCACGCTCGACGCCAAGATCGACGGTGTCAGCGGCACGCTCAACTGGATCGCCAAGCTGGTCATCAGCGGCATCATCCTCGCCATCGTCGCCTTCATGATGGGCGGTGGCTTCAAGCTGCCCTGA